GAAACAATAGCTCTTGCGTTCTCAATCACTGAAGAAGCGATTGAAGACAACTTGTATGACAGACTTGCGTCTAGATATACAAAAGCATTAGCTAGATCGATGGCAAACACTAAGCAAGTAAAAGCTGCGAATGTATTAAACAATGCATTTAACAGTTCATTTACTGGCGGTGACGGAGTAGAACTATGTTCTGCTGTCCACCCAACGATAGCTGGAACAGTCAAAAACGAGCTATCAACATCTGCGGATCTTAACGAAACTTCATTAGAACAATCGTTAATCGACATCGCAGCGTTGACAGACGAAAGAGGCTTAAAAATTGCAGCAAGAGGAGTAAAAATGATTATTCCATCTGAGCTACAATTTACTGCTGAGAGATTGATGAAATCTCAAGGTAGAACTGGAACAGCTGATAATGATATTAACGCAGTAGTATCAATGGGAATGGTTCCTCAAGGTTACAGAGTGAACAATTACCTAACAGATACAGATGCTTTCTTTATCATTACAGATGTGCCTAATGGATTAAAACAATTCGTTAGAGCTCCAATTAAGACAGCTATGGAAGGTGACTTCGACACAGGTAACGTTAGATACAAAGCTAGAGAGAGATACTCTTTCGGCTTCTCTGATTTCAGAGGTATCTTTGGTTCACCAGGCGCGTAATCACTGATAAATTAAATTAAAAGGGGGCTTTCGAGCCCCCTTTTTTTATGCTAGAAAGAAACGGTATCTATGAAAAATTTCCGAATACAAATCAGAGCATACGGTTATTATGCTGACTTCAAACTTGCGTGCGAAGACAGTAGTGAGGCCTTTAATGATGCACTAGTTGACAAACTAGGAAAAAATGATATTGTATGGGAAAAAGATGGATTTATTAATAAATCCAAAATATGGGTAACCTATGAGGAGGTTATAGATGCAAACGCACATAAGAGATCTTTACAAACAGAAGAGAGGTCTCGACATACAATGGGCGGTACACCAGCGAGATAGCCAAAGATACACTTTGGATATGGTGAGAATTGACAATAAAATTAGAGAAGTTGTCAATGCTATTAAGATAGAAGAAGCTAAAATAGCTAATCTTACCAACAAGATTGAAGACGCTGCGCCCCAAGTTTCAGTAGCTACTTAGAAAAAAGCTACATCGTTGAAATACGCAACTTCACTACAGGATCTCTTGCACTTCATAAAAAACTAAGCTATAAATTACATACCATACATTAATAAAATAAAATAAATGTAGACGCGTATGGTCGACATCCCTAGAGGACTACATTTATGTATTCTAGGAGGAATATAAAATGGCAACAACAACATTTAACGGCCCGGTACGTTCGGAAAAAGGTTTCCAAGTGGCAACCAAAAATACGTCTACTGGAGCTTTTACAACTAGAATGAGTTCGGCAATGCCTGACTTAACTGGTTTATCCGTATCAGATGTAGCAACAGCGACTAGCATAACATTAGCAGCAGACACTATTTCTGTAATCAACTACACAGGTGCAGCAGCTGCAACTTGTACATTACCTGCAGCAACAGCAGTAGACACAACTGGTGGAACAGCAACATTAGTTTTTGATGCAGCTGGTTCAGATGTTTGGGCAACTGGTTCAGTAATTGAATCAAGAGGTTCAAGTGAAGTAACTTTTGATACTTCAGCAGCAGGTGAAACTAAATTGACTTTCACTCCAGCTAACGCAACAACTAATTTGTTGACGCTTGGTGGACAGATTGCTTTCATTTGTTATGAAGACGGTACGTGGCACATCGCATCATCATTAGCTAGAGAAACAACTCAAACTACTGGTGCATTCGTTTTTGCAGCGTAATACTTAATTATGTGGGTGAGAGATATAGAACCTACGGGATTCTAATACTCACCCACACCAAGACAATATAAGGAGAAAAAAATATGTATATGGGTGATGTAAAATCCAAAACGTTTATAGACACGAACGCTTCGTCTACAACTTTTGTGGCAACAGCTGCTCAACCAACATCTACGTTTACGCTGGCTAATTCATCTTTCGGAACAAATACCGCAAGGAAAATTACGGCTACAACTGCTGGAACGGGAGACAACGGTAAAACAGTTACAATCGTGGGAACTGATCATACGGGTGCTGCTTTAACTGAAGTTATAACTTTAACTGGAAGTGCAGAAACTTCTTCTGGAACTACAGGGGCTTTTTTAACGATAACTTCTGCAACTGTGAGTGCACAACCGGCTGCTAACGTATCTTTAGGAATGACTGCTGATGTTTTTGGAACTATCTTTGAAGGTAGAACTAGAGTTAGACAGGTGAATGCAGAATCAGGTGGAGCAATTGGAAGTGTTTTATTTAGAGATGGAAGTATAACAGGGACAACTTTATTAACAGTTAGAACAGGTGGGACTGCAGGAGACATTAACACGGTTAACATTCCACAAGACGGAATCTTATACAAAGATGGCGCTTTTGTAACTTTTTCTGAAGTAAGCTGTAATTCAGCAACTGTCTACTTTGACGGATAAGGGGGATAAGTGGCAAACACTACTTCCGGGACAACAACGTTTGATAAAACATTTGCTATCGACGAGATAATCGAAGAGGCGTATGAAAGAATTGGATTGCAAAGCGTATCAGGTAATCAATTACGACAAGCAAGAAGATCTCTTAATATTATGTTTCAAGAGTGGGGTAATAGAGGACTTCACTATTGGGAAGTTGCAAACAATTCAATTACATTAGTTGATGGTCAAGCAGTTTATACAATGTTTAGATCAACAGGTGACGGCACGTCTGATGCTACAGCTGTATATGGCGTGGACGATGTATTAGAGGCTGTTTACAGAAACTCTTCAAGTGTTGATACACCTCTTACAAAAATAAATAGATCCACATATCAAGGGCTTTCAAATAAAACTTCTGAAGGAACACCTTCACAATATTTTGTACAAAGGTTTATAGATAAAGTTACAATAACTTTATATCTAACACCAGGTAGTTCAGAAGCAGGTAATACAATAAATTACTACTATGTAAAAAGAATTCAAGATGTTGGAGATTATACAAACGCAACAGATGTTCCGTACAGATTTGTTCCTTGTATGGCATCGGGTTTAGCTTATTATTTGTCACAAAAATTTAAACCAGAGTTAACACAACAAATGAAATTGTTGTACGAAGATGAATTACAGAGAGCTTTAGCGGAGGATGGTTCTTCATCAAGTTCATTCATAACTCCAAAAACTTATTATCCAAATGTCTAATTTTTCAAAAGGTAAATACGCTCAGTTTATATCAGATAGATCAGGGCAAGCATTTCCATACAAAGAAATGGTTAAAGAGTGGAATGGTTCAAGAGTTCACATATCAGAGTTTGAGCCAAAACAACCACAGTTAGAACCTAGAGCACACGGAGCTGACCCTGAAGGTTTGCAAAATGCAAAACCAGCTAGAACAGAGTTTCCAACGCAAGAATTTTTACCAGATAATCCATTTGTAACTGCTTCAAACACAACATTAAAAATTTTATTTCCTGATGGAGATTTAGTTGTAAATGATCACATTAGATTTCAAAATGTAAAAGCTCCTGTGGGTGGTTTAGCTATAACTACTTTACAACTTTCTACAACTTTAAATGGAGCAATAACTGATTCAGCCACTTCGATTGATTTAACTGACGCCACAGAGTTTCCATCAAGTGGTTTTATTATGATTGAAAAAGTAAATTCTTCTTCAGGTTTGTTTGTAAATGAAGTTATTCAATATACAGGTAAATCTACAAATCAATTAACTGGATGCACTCGAGGAACTAGTGCACCTTTTAGAGGTGCCTCTCCATCGAAAACAACGGCAACTTCACACGCTGATGATGCTAAAGTTTTTGGATCTTTTAAAGTTGCATCTTTAAATACTACCACTGTTACAAATTCAGGACAGCCAGCTACTCTCACTCAATTTGATGGTGTAAATGTTACATTAACTAACGCTGCAACTAGCACAGAAACAGGGGGTGGTTTCCAGTGTACAATTGGACCAATAAATGATAGAGCTTAAATATGGCAGGAATTAGTTACAGCACTTTAGTTACACAGATTAGAAATTACACAGAAGTTGATTCTAATGTCTTAACAGCTGATCAACTAGAAAATATTATTTTAAATGCACAATACAGAATTATGCGTGATGTTCCTATTGATGCAGATAGAAAACAACAGATAGGTAATTTAGTTACAGGACAAGAAACAATAAACGCTCCAGGAGGATGTTTATTTGTTAGAGCATTACAAGTTTATGACTCTACCTCTGCTACTACCGGAGCTAATGTTTTTTTAGAAAAAAAAGATGTTACTTATTTACAAGAATATGTTTCATCAACAGAATCTGCGAAAAGAGGACAGCCTAAATATTATGCTATGTTTGGTGGTGCTACTGGAGATGGCGATACTAACTCTGGAAGAATGATGTTTGCCCCTGTGCCTGATACCACTTATAAATTTAGAGTCCATTATAACAAGATGCCGGCTACTTTGGCCTCAGATAATACTACTAATTATATCAGTCTAAACTTCCCAAATGGCTTATTATATTGCTGTTTAGCAGAGACTTATTCTTTCTTAAAAGGGCCAGCAGATATGTTGACATTATACGAGCAAAAGTATAAACAAGAAGTAGATAAATTTGGTGTAGAACAAATCGGAAGAAGAAGACGAGATGACTACACGGATGGTGCTGTTAGAATAACGATACCATCAACAACACCTTAAGGAGTTTTATTATGGCAATAACATCGGCAATTTGTACAAGTTTTAAAGTAGAGCTTTTAAAAGGAGTTCACAATTTTACAGCAACAACAGGTAATACTTTTAAGATTGCCTTATATACTAGCTCTGCAACTTTAGGTGCAAGCACAACAGCTTTTTCATCTTCAAACGAAATTACTAACACATCAGGAACTGCTTACACTTCTGGTGGTGCAACGCTAACAAGTGTAACGCCAACGACTTCTGGAACAACTGCAGTTTGTGATTTTAGTGATGTTAGCTACACGGACGCAACATTTACAGCAAACGGTTGTTTGATCTATAACGATACGGCAACAGGTGATCCAGCGTGCGCGGTGGTTGCTTTTGGTGGAGATAAAACAGTAACAGCTGGAACTTTCACAATTCAATTCCCAACAGCAGACGCTACTAACGCGATCATAAGATTAGCGTAAGGAGGTAGGAACGGATGTCCGTTACTCGAACCTTCACAGTAACGGTAGTCTCTACCGATTCCGGTAATAAATATTTTATTGACGGTGTACAACAAGCTACAATTAACTTAGCTGAAGGTGCAACATATAGATTTGATCAATCTGATTCATCAAACAGTACACACCCTTTAAGACTTTCAACAACCAGTGATGGAACTCACAACGAAGGAAGTGAATACACAACTGGTGTTACAACTAATGGAACTCCAGGTTCTTCCGGAGCTTACACACAAATTACCGTAGCCTCTTCTGCTCCAACTTTATATTATTATTGCACTAATCACTCAGGAATGGGTGGTCAAGCAAACACCCCAACTTCTAATACTTGGGGAGTATTAACTTGGAACGCAAACGCTTGGCAAAGTAATGAAGTAACACAATCCTTAACTTCACCAGGTGCAATAACTTCTGCCGTTGGTGATGTAGCAGCTTTCCCGCTACAAGGATGGGGATCAGACTCGTGGGGAGATGAAGGTTGGGGAGAATCATCTTTCTCTTTTGAATTAACTGCTCCAGACGCAGTAACTTTAACTCTTAGTGTTGGCTCAACTTATGGTGATGGTGGCTGGGGTGAAGAACAAGGTTGGGGTCAATTTGTTATAAATCCTGCAGATGTTATGGGATTAACAGGTGTTTCATCAACTTCTGCTGTTGGCTCAGTAACGATGATTGGTAGCGCAGAGTTTTCTATATCAGGAGTTAGTGCAACTTCATCTGTTGGATCAATAACACCAGCTCAAGTAATGGGACTAACAGGAGTCGCAGCAACTTCTGCAGTTGGTGCTCTTACACCTGCCGACGTTGTTGGAATTAGTGGAGTTTCTGCAACTTCTTCATCTGGTTCAATAACTATAAATTCAAGTCCTGTTGTGGTTCCAACTGGACAGTCTGCAACTGCATCAGTAGGAACAATAGATCCATTAGCAATAGTCCAAGGACTAACAGGACAAGCTATAACTTCTGCTGTAGGAAGCACAACAATTGATCAAATAGCATTAGGTTTAACAGGGCAATCTGCAACAGTATCTGTGGCCGCTTTTGGCACTGCTTCTGGCTTCGGAATACAGGCATATTCTAACGTTGACACAGGATCAAATTCTTCGTATACAAATGTTGCAACTGGATCAAATACAAGTTATACTGATGCTGCATAATAGGAGATAAAAAATGGCTTCAACATATACACCACTCGGAGTAGAACTTCAGGCAACTGGCGAAAACGCGGGAACGTGGGGAACTAAAACTAATACAAACTTACAAATTTTTGAACAAATTGTTGGTGGATTTACACAACAATCAATAGCAGGTGGTGCTCAAACTACAGCTTTATCTGTTTCTGATGGATCAACAGGTGCAGTTTTATCTCACAGAATGATTGAATTTACAGGTACAATTTCAGGAAACCAAATTGTAACTATTCCACTAGACGTACAAACTTTTTATTATTTAAGAAATTCAACATCAGGTTCTTACACAGTACAATTTAAATATGCTTCTGGTTCAGGAGATACTTTTACTTTTGCAACAGGTAACAAAGGCGATGCTGTTGTATTTGCAACTGCAAACGATGGAACTAACCCAGACATTCTTACATTGCCAGCCGGCGATGTTACTCTTACAGGAACACAAACTTTAACAAACAAAACTTTAACTTCACCTAAAATAGGAACTTCTATTTTAGATACTAATGGACTTCAATTAGCTCTTTTAACAGCTACAAGTTCTGCAGTTAATGAAATTACATTAGCTAATGCAGCTACTGGTAATAACCCTACTATTAGTGCAACAGGAGATGATTCAAACATAGGTATTTCTTTTGCTACAAAAGGAACAGGTGTTATCAAAGCAGAAGACGCAGGCGGAAATGTAAATGCAGTTAAAATTGCAGGGAAAGAAACTATTTGGGTTCCCGCAGTGGCTATGTATCCTAATACAACTAATGGAGCAGAGGCTGCACAAGTAGAATTATCAAATGGCCCTGAAATAAAAGTTTTAGATTTTGACAAAGATTCAGATGAGTTCGCACAATTTGCTGTGGCATTTCCTAAATCCTGGAACGCAGGAACAGTAACTTTTCAAGCTTTCTTTACAGCAACATCGACAAATACAGGAACAACAGCGTGGGGTTTATCTGGTGTAGCTTTAGCCGATAACGGAGATTTAAATACAGCTTTTGGAACGCAAGTTGTTGCAACAGCGAAAGCACATAGTGGAACATCAAATGATTTAGATGTAGCAGCAGAAAGTGGAGCTGTCACAATAGCAGGATCACCTGGAGCAGATGAGTATGTTTTCTTCCAAATCTCAAGAGACGTTTCAGCAGATGACTTAAACGCTGATGCAAGATTACTAGGGATTAAATTATTCTTCACTACAAGTGCTGCTAACGACGCGTAAGGAGAATAAATGGATAAAATAGAAAAGAATCTAATAGGTGAAAGTCCTAGAAATAAAAAAAATACATCAACCCCAAAAACAAAATCTTTTGGCTATCAAATTTTAGGTTTCGGTTCTGGTGGTGCAGGTGCTACCAACGATTTAGAATATCTAGTCTCGGCAGGAGGAGGCGGTGGCGGTGGTCCATATGGTTCTGGAGGCGGAGGAGCCGGTGGATATAGAATAGGAACATATTCTGGGATTGATACAGGTTTAACATTTACAGTTGTAATTGGTGGCGGTGGATCAGCTGCACCCGCATCTGGAGCAACAGGAGGAAGTGGTGGCGCTGGAGTAGCATCATCATTGGCAGAGCCAGGTTTAGGAACTATTTCTTCTGCTGGAGGTGGTAGAGGAATAGGATTTAGATCACCATTACAAGGTGGTCCTCAAGCTGGAAATGGTCAATCTGGAGGCTCTGGATCAGGAGGTTCTTCAAGAGCTGGTTCAGGTGGTTCAGGAAATTCACCAAATGTTACACCATCACAAGGTAATGATGGAGGAGATGGAAGAAATTCACCAGCAGGTCTTGGAGGCGGCGGTGGCGGAGGAGCTGCTGGAGCCGGACAAACAGGTGGAAGTGCATCACCTTCAACAGTGCAAAAAGGTGGTGATGGTGGCGCTGGCGCGGCTAATGCCATAACAGGTTCAACAGTTTATTATTCTGGCGGCGGTGGAGGTGCACCTGAATCATCAGGATCTGGTGGAGCCGGAGGACAAGGCGGTGGTGGCAATGGTTCCAACGGAGCTTTTAGTCCATCTCCTGGTAATTCTGCTGGAGCTGCTGGAACTGCTAACACTGGCGGAGGTGGAGGCGGTGCGTCTTATGATATTTCACCAGGATTTACTAGCGGAGCAGGTGGATCTGGAGTTGTTATTTTAAGAGTTCCAACAAGTTTTTATCCAGGAACTACATCAGGAAGTCCAACGATTACAACGGATGGTGCTTTTACAGTTATTAAATTTACTGGGAACGGAAGTTATCAATCATAATGGCACATTTTGCAAAATTAAATTCAGATAATATTGTTCAAGAAGTTGTAGTTGTATCCAATGATATCGCTACCACTGAACAAGCTGGTGTTGATTTTTTAAATAATCTTCACGGGACAAATGATGTTTGGAAACAAACTTCTTATAATACATACGCAAATGTTCATACACTAGGAGGAACACCTTTTAGAAAAAATTATGCGTCCGTAGGTTTTACTTATAATGAAACCATTGATGGATTTGTTGAACCTAAAACTTATGATAATTGGGTATTAAATGAAACAAAAGGGATATGGGAACCACCTGTTGCTTATCCTAATGATGGTAATACATATAATTGGAATGAAAATACTCAAAACTGGGTATTGAAAGAATAGTTTATTTATACTATACTTAAGTCATAAACAAATACAGAATGAATCTATATAATTTTATAAAAGTATATAATACTATACCTAAAAAAGTTTGTGTTAAATTATTAAAAAAATTTCAAAAAGTAAATTATAGAAAACACCAATGGCAAAACAATGGAATCGTTATTGGTTCTAGAGAACAAGAAGAATTAAAGAACTACGATTTAGAAAAGAAAGAACAAGATATTTTAGTTCCCTTTGTTAAAGAAGCTTTGAATAAATATAGAGACGATATATATAAGGAAAACCCATCAATTAATTATTCTTATGATAAAAATGATCCTTTTAAAATGATTGAAAGTATCTCGCCTTTTAGATTAAATAGATATGATGAACACTCAAATATGGCTGTTCACGTAGATCATATTTACACTATATTTGATGGTCAAGAAAAAGGAATACCCATATTGAGTGTAGTTGGAATATTAAATCAAAATTATGAGGGAGGAGATTTTAAAATTATAGATAAATATCTTAAGTTTAAAACAGGCGACGTTTTAATTTTTCCATCAAATTTTATGTATCCTCACGAAGTTACCTCTATTACAAAAGGAACTAGATATTCATTCGTCACTTGGGGTTATTAATATGAGAATAAAATATAATGAAAAAAATAAAGAGAATGCAGACAACGATATATTAACTGGATTGTTTTCCACCCCTGTTTATATTTCAAAATTAAAAAGAGAATTTACAAAATTTGAATTACAATTTGTAGAAAAAAATAAAAAAAATCCATATAAAAATATAGGTAATATTACTTCCACAGATAATTATGTTCTAAACAAGAAACCTTTTGCTAAATTAAAAAAAGAAATTGAATCAAAAATTGATATTTATTTTAAAAATGTATTTGATCCTGTTGATGGAATAAAGTTTTACATTACTCAATCTTGGTTAAATTATACACAAACGAATGAATTTCACCATAGACATCACCACCCTAATTCTTTTATCTCTGGTGTTTTTTATTTTGATTGTAATGAGCAATTTGACCGTATCACCTTTCATAAAGAAGTTGTGGGAATAGAAAAATATTTAATTTTTGAAAGAAAAAATTGGAATCACTTTAATTCTGATCGTTGGTACTTTCCATTAAAAAACAAAGATTTAATTTTATTTCCCTCTCATTTAAACCACGAAGTAGAAAATAAAAAAGGAGATAATTTAAGAATAAGTTTAGCTTTTAATGTTTTTATAAAAGGAACAATAGGTCAAAAATTTAATTTAACTGAGTTGAAATTAAAATGAAAAGAAAATTAACCACTGAAGAAATAATTAAATATTTTAGTAGTGAAAAAGGATTTGTTTGGGGTATGGACACAGCAATAAAGTCATTAGCATTATCTCCAAATGTATCTTATGATCTAGACTGCAAAGCTGGAGTTTACACTTTATTAAGATGGGAGTCCCCTCTACCTAAACCTACTTCAGAAGAAATAAAATTAGAATATGAAAGACAAAAAACTATAGCTGAATGTTTAGAAATATTTAAAAATAAAGATGGAAAAAAATAAACTAGAATTATTTAAAACTACAGTTTATGCAAACTATTTAAAATTTGCTAATGATAAACAGTTTAAGAAAAAATTAAATTTAATTTATAAAAAAGAAAAAGGTCGTATTAAAACAAACGTAGGAGGTTATCAATCTAATGACCTACCAAGTCAAGAACCTGTGTTTGCACCTTTTCTAAGTGCTCTTACAAATGAAGTTAATGAATACGCCAAAGAATATGGATTTATAAAAGAACTAAGGTTAAGTAATTTTTGGTTAAACGTAAATAATTACAAAAATTATAATTCTTTACACACGCACCCAGAAAGTTTGTTTTCGGGTGTCTATTATATTGATGTTCCAAAAAAATCTGGTTTAATTATATTTGAAAGAGTAGGGAAAATAGTTATGGATTGGGCTTGGACAGATTGTGAATACAATAAATTTAATCCTTTAAATTCTACTTCATATGCACTTAAACCAGAAAATAATTTATTATTAATTTTTCCTTCTTGGCTACCACATAAAGTTGATCCAAATTTAAATCGAAAACAAAAAAGAATATCTATATCTTTTAACTTTTGCTAAAAATGAAAAACAATATAGTTGTTAAAGATAATTTTTTAAAAAAAGAAGAATTACAAAATATTAAAGATTTATTACTTTCAGATAATTTTTCTTGGTTTTACTCAAATACACAAGTAAAGGCTAACAAAGACTGCTCTTTCTTCTTTCACTCTTTTTTTCATAACAACAGGGCTAACTCAAATTATTTAGATGTGCTACAACCCATCTTAAATAATTTAAAGCCTATTGCTTTGATTAATATTAGAGCCAACTTGATGGTGAAAAAACCAGGCTCAAATTCTAGTTATCATATAGATAGTCAAGGAGCTCGAACAGCAATATTTTATGTAAATACAAATAATGGATTCACTGAATTTAAAGAAAGTAAAAAGAAAATTAAGTCTGTTGAGAACAGAATATTGATATTTCCGTCAGGATTAACTCATAGGGCTATTGGTCAAACCGATACCGATCGAAGAATCGTTATTAACTTCAATTATTACGACGGTCCTCAAAAGTAAAAGGAGTTGATATCCTAACTATATTGGACTATATTTTTGCCTAAAAACCGGTATAATGATATAATGCTAAGAAAAGTACAATTTCTACCTGGATTCAATAAACAACTTACAGAGACTCAAGCAGAGGGTCAGTGGGTTGATGGTGACAATGTAAGATTTAGATATGGCTCACCAGAAAAAATAGGTGGATGGCAACAACTAGGGACGGATAAATTAACAGGGGCAGCGAGAGCTATGCACCACATTGTTAATAGTAGCGGTGTCAAATATTCTATTATAGGAACTAACAGAATTTTATATGCCTATTCAGGAGGTGTGTTTTATGACATACATCCCATCAAAACAACCACAACTTTAACTAACGCTTTTAGCACTACAAACGGATCAGCTGTTGTTACAATAACTTTTTCTACAGCTCACGGTGCTAATCCTGGAGACATAATTTTACTAGATAATTTTACAACGATTACAAACTCAAATTTTAGTGCATCTGATTTTGATGATAAAAAATTTATGGTGACCAGCACACCAACTAATACTACTTTAACTATAACTATGCCATCTAACGAATCTGGTTCTGGTGCAACTACTTCTGGTGGTATTAGAGTTCAACTTTATTATCCAGTGGGACCAGCAGAACAATTACCAGGATTTGGTTGGGGCTTAGGATCTTGGAGTGGTGAAGCTGCTAACCCTCAAACATCAACTTTAAACGGAGCTTTAGGTGACAACACGGCAGGAACAGGTGGGTCAGGAACGAGCGTAACATTAGCGAGCACAACAAACTTTCCAACAACAGGGACAAATTTTATAAAAGTAGGAACAGAAGAAATATCTTACACAGGGGTTTCTGGCAATGACTTAACAGGAATTACAAGAGCAGTCAGAGGAACAACAAGAGCTGCACACTCAGACGGAGCCACTGTAACTAATACGTCTGACTTCGTAGCGTGGGGCGAGGCTGCATCAGGAGATTTAGTGATTGACCCAGGACTTTGGTCCATAGATAACTTTGGTAATAAAATTATTGCGCTTATCCATAATAAACAAGTTTTTGAATGGAACGCAGATCTTGCAAATGCCAACGCAACAAGAGCTACAATTATTTCAGGAGCACCAACAGCATCAAGAGATATGATCGTATCCACACCTGATCGACACTTAGTGTTTTTTGGAACAGAAACAACTATAGGTGATCAGTCTACACAAGATCAAATGTTTATTAGGTTTTCTAATCAAGAAGATATTAATACTTATACGCCTACGGCTACCAACACTGCCGGCACACAGAGACTTGCAGATGGTTCCAGAATTATGGGAGCCGTTAGAGGTCGTGATGCGATTTACGTTTGGACAGATACTGCTTTATTCACACAAAGATTTATTGGTCCACCATTTACTTTTGGTTTTGCTCAAGTAGGAACTAACTGTGGTTTGATTGGACAGAACGCAGCTGTTGAAGTAGATGGCGCTGCATACTGGTTCTCAGAGAATGGTTTCTTTAAATATGCTGGTGCTCTTCAAACACTGCCTTGTTTAGTTGAAGATTTTGTTTACGATGATTTAAATACAACAGCTAATCAACTTATTAACGCTGGATTAAATAATTTGTTTGGTGAAATAAATTGGTTTTACTCTTCATCAGGATCAACAGTTGTTGATAGAGTTGTTACATATAATTATCAAGAGTCAACTCCTCAAAGACCAATATGGACAACTGGAACACTAGATAGAACGACGTGGCAAGACTCTGCTGTGTTTGGTAAACCTCACGCAACAGATTACGATGCTGGTTCAAATACCTCTTACGATGTTGTTGGTAACACAGACGGCTGCACAATATACTATGAACACGAAACAGGAACTGATCAAGTTACTTCAGCAGCTACAACAGCAATAACTTCTAATATACAATCTGGAGACTTTGATATAAGTCAAGGCGGTGACGGTGAGTTCTTTGCAAAGATTAGAAGATTTATACCTGACTTTTTATCGCAAACAGGTAACACACAAATTACTTTAAATCTAAGAAACTTTCCAAACAATACTGAAGCAAGTTCAGCTCTTGGTCCTTTTACAATATCGTCATCAACAGAAAAAGTTGATACGAGAGCTAGAGCAAGAGCGGTATCTTTAAAAGTTGCAAATACTGCGGCAGCTCAGAGTTGGAAACTTGGTGGATTTAGGTTAGACATACAACCAGACGGAAGAAGATAATGGCAAAGATAGTACAAGTATTAACAAGACCTAGTAGAGAATACAGGCAAGATGTTGCTGATGCACAAGTTAGAGATCTTGATGCAATCGTGCAAAAATTAAACACAACATTTCAACAAGAACTAAAGGATGAAGTTGATGCACAAAACTTCTTTTTAAATTAATGTCAAATAGTTTCGTAAACGCAAAAGTAGATTTAACAACAACTGATAACACAACGTTGTATACAACACCGTCCGCTAACGTATCATTAATTAAATCTATACTAGTATCCAATGACTCTGGTTCTAGCTGTAATATTGATGTTACATTAGTAGATGCTTCGTCTAATATATTTAGTTTGTTTAAGACAAAAGCTATAGACACTAACACAACAACCGAACTTTTAACCCAACCTCTTGTGGTACAAGAGAGTGAGATAATAAAAGTACAAGCTTCCGATGCGAATGAACTGCACGTGGTAGCTTCTATATTACAAATCCAACCAAGAGAGGTAGTTACATAATGAAAGAGCTAGTACCAGAAAAGATAATAGAGAAGATAGTTAATAAAAAGACCGGTGAAGAGTACGAAAATGAGGAGTCTTGGAAAGCGAAAGGGGTTTCTCCAGAGGATATTAGGAGAGATGTTACGGTAATTATGCCAAACCTTGATTTATTTCCAAAAACAAAGTAGATTGGAGTTTAC